ATATGTAATAAAAAAATTCCCCAGGGACACTTTGAACACCAGGAGAAGAAGCATAACCCAAACCGTTTGGTGTAAAAGCTTTTTTATATGTTACATAAACATCCCCTGTCTGATTGGTTCCGCCTGCTTGATTTATAATATTAGCACCAGAAAAATCTACATAAAAATCATATTCTCTTTCTGAGTTTCTTTGGAAGGGTTTATCTCTATGTATTCGCAAAAATTGACCTATACTTTGTTTAGATCCTTCGTCGACCGGAACTATGCCATTAGTAGCAGTCCGAGCTTCTCCAACTACCAAATACCTGGGCCAGGTTTCTGTAACCTCAAAGGCTTCATAAAACCTACGATTAGCAAATTCACGGATGTAATTAGTCTCCTCCGTTGTAAACTCATTTACGCCAGCTAAAGATTTTATTAAATTAAATAAATCAGTATATGTCCTGTTTTGCATTATACCTTGTTGGGACTTAGATCACTAAACGTCTTGTTGTAATACTTTAAAAATTCTTTAGAATGAACGTGCTCAGCACCGTATTTTTTAATCATTCTGAAATAATCCCGAGCAGGGATTGTTGCTACGCATTTACCAAGAACTGGATGCGTTTTGCCTCGCTCTTCGGTCGCTTCTTTCCGGGCAATGTCCGACCGCTTCGATTCAAGGTGTTTCTCTTCCTTGAAAGTTCTTTTAATTTCATCGACAAAAGCAGCGTCAATCGCTTCTTGTGTAATTTCGTGAGGTTTGTGCAATATTTCCATAATAAAAGGTGGGGGGCTTTCGCCCCCCAGCCAGAATTATTTAAGCTTGTCCTTGGATAAGACCGTGAGCCTGTGGGTGATAAACACCGAGGGTCAAAGCACAATCCACGATACCACGCTCACCACCACCAAGATTTGGCAGACGAGAAGTTCCCATTGGGATCAGCTCGTGAACACCGTAGTATTCAGAGTTTACGAGGAAGCCAGCACCCTTATTTGTTGCAGTGCCAAAATTAGGCATACATACAGGGTTACCGTTGACGATTGACACGATGCCGTGATCGCTTTGATAAAGCTCAACAGAGAGCTTGATCTGGGCAGATCCACCTTCGTAGTTTACATCACGAATGCTGGTTTCGCCAGCAGCTGTAGATAAGCGAGCGAAGTCACTTACAGTGCGACGAAGACCAGTGTTGGCAACGAGCGTAAGGTTGTTAACGGAACCATTTACTTCAAATACAGAAGTAATAAGGTCGTTGAACAGAGTTTCGTTGAACGGAGTAGTAGTATCTTCAGCTTGTGTGTAGATACTTGCTTCTGGTGTTTCAAAACCATCGGGAACACCAACAGCAGCAGCAGGAGCACTGTCGATATAAGCGGCAAGACCGTTCATCTTATAAGGAGTCAGAGCAGCAGCTTGTTGCTTTTCGTTAGCAGAACATAGAGTTTTTTCTACGTCACGCTTTAGTTCACGAATTGCCTTAGCTTCAGCTTGTGCAATCTTAGCAGGGCCTACAGAGTCAACGGCTTCTTGAAGCTCGGAGACCTTGTAATCACGACGGAACTTCTGAGTGAAGTTGCCCATACGAGCACGACCAGCGAACTGGTCGGTATATGTGACAACGTCTTCGCCTTCGACAATACCATCTGTGCGAGGGCCGTCGAGGACATCTACTGTCCATTCTGTGTCAGTTGCGGATGCCTTCTTTTTGGAGGCAGAGGAAAGAATCGGAGTTTCTTCAGGTGCAAGGATAGTCAAGACATCAGTCAAGTCCTCGCGATTGGAAACAGCCGACCCAGGATTTGCGGTATCATATGTATTTGAGAATGACATAATTTATACTTTCTAATTTATCGGTTTTCTAATTGTAGGGTTCTTAATTTAATGAAGTCGCTGCTGTCTCCAGTATTTTTGAATTGTGAGTGATAAGCTTTTGCTTTCTTTTTTGCGCTGGGTCTTGCTGGTTTTGCAGCAGTTGACCCGGCTTTGGGTGGACTTAGCGAAGCTGTTTGCTTCACTGGTTCACTATTTGTAGGTAACACCTTACGTCCGTATAGACTGTTAGCCGCATGAGCCAATAAGTATGGCAACTGCGCTTTCATGTCTGGACTAGCTGACTTGAACGATTTTGCTAAACGAGGATCTTTAATCATAGCGTTGTATCTTTTATTTACATCGTTATTTTGATCCTTCATCCAGGGGAGTTCTTCGATTGCTCTTCGAGCATATCCTTGTCTCATCTGAACGCCTTGAGCTTCATTCCTAATCGTATTAAACTGCATAGGAAGATGCTTTGTTTTAGACTTTCTTGCATTTTTTAATGCGTTTCTAACGTCTTTTTTGGTATAATCTTTACCTTCAACGCTAGTAACAACATCATTTGCAGTATAATCATCTGAATCAAATAAGACTTCTTCAGCCCATTCAATTACATCAGAAAGTTCCTTAGCTTTTGTTTGCAATGCTCTTGGATCTTTTATGTCCTTATACGGATTTGATTGGATGTCCTCATCAGAATAATTAACTCTTGTTCGAGTTGATAACTGCTGTTCTAATTTAGCAGCTTTTTCTTCCGCAGCTTTTGCCTTGGCAGTAAGTGCGCCAAACCTAGCTACAGCTCGAGAGCCTAACTCTTTTGATAGATCCTTTAGATCCGATTCGGACAAATTGTCCAAGTCTGTTACCTTAGAAAGAACATTTGGTTTTTCTGGTAGCTTAGCCTCTTTTTTTTCTTTCGGCTTAGATACAGAATCACCTTCTGCTTTTGCTTCACCCCCTAATCGCTTCTCAATAAAATCTTCTTGAGAGATATTAGATGGTTCATTTACTGTAGTTGACGCTGTGTTTTCTACGGAATCAGCGGTCTCCGTTTTAACTTCATTTTCCATGTTGTTTCCACTCTTTTACGCTGAGCGATAGCGATATTTATATATTAACATACGTATCAACCCCCTAAACTTGGGTGTTAATATTACGTAGAGAATCTTTATAGTCACACATTTCTAAAAGTTGATCGTAGGACAGGATTCGTCCTGAAATCTGTTGCACCTTGTGTGGCTCTGCATCGTGAAGATCTGCAATCTGTTCGTCCTTGAGGACTTCAACAAACTGGAGGAATCTTACAAATGCACTATGAGTCTTGAGAGTGCTGATGTCGGTTTCTATATCAGTCATCTAATTCTTGGGCGTATTTTCTTAGGGCATCGACAACTCGATCCATGCGCTTTTTAATACCCTTACTTTCATTATATGCGGGAACATTATTAGTAAATTCGTCTGCCGCAGCTTCAAAATTACCCTCGTTAATAAAGTCTAAAGTATCTGGACTACCTTGGATCAATCCCCGGTATGCTGAATTTACTAATTCCATTTTTAAATAAAATGGAAAGGAGTCAAAGTCTTCTATTTTATCCCTAACTTTTCTATTAGCGTCATCAATATCCACCTTAAGCAACTCAATAGCTTCTTCCTCGGTAAGACCATCGTCATATGTGCCAGCTTCAAGCTCTTCGTCTGTGATCTTATGACCGTAGGCTACGGTTGGGTTTCCGCCTTCTACACTTTTGTGAGGATACCACTTACCGTCTTCTTCATTTTTACCAGAGCCAATGCTATTTTCTAACTCCTTAAGGATATCCATTTGGGAATCTAACTCATCTCCCACATAGTATTGACTAGACGACTCTTCCTCGGATTCTTCTTCGTCTTCAATAAAATCGGAATACATGATGATGTCTAAGCCTACAGAATCTTCTTCGTCCTCGACTTTTTCTACCCCCTCATCGTCAAAGGAAATGTCGATTGGCTCGCGATCAATCAAAGCTTTTTCCCGACTTCTAGCGTATTGATCTGTGCTCATTGACTTGGAAGGCTCTGGTATTGCTTCCGCATCTTCGATGTCAGCCATTTCCATGATCTTATCGAGATCTTCTTGCGGAAAAAGTTTCATCAACTTTTCCATTTCTTCTGGTGTTATATTCATATTATTCAGCGTTAACAGGAGCAGTGCTAGTCCCGCCCATTTCAGCGGGTGCAGTGCCAAGTTTTCCGATTTCAGCGTTTTCGGCTTGTTGCATTTGGAATTGATATTGCTGTGCATACTTTTCAAGCCTTGCCTTAAATGCTTCGTCTCCTTGCAACCTTT